AAAAAAAAAGAACGTCCGGCAAAATCCAAAAGGAAGAAGAGTTCCCCAAAATAGACTGGAATAATCTTACAGATGAGAATGTTCAGACCGCCACTATAATCTATAATGCCAGAATTATAGCCTGGCGAAAAATGAAAGAACTCGATAAGGTTCTGGATACGGCTCCAACTTCAGGTGCAGTCATGCAGATGGTGGAATTGCGTATTCAGAACCTTCTTGCTTTTTCCGAGCTTCAATCGTATAACGATACAGGTAAGTTCCTTTATCGCCATCCTCTTATTAGCCATAAATCCGAACGTTCCGAACTTGAACAGCTTCTCAAAAAAGATCCTCAGGAGTTCCTTCGTCGTCATAAATGTGTACTTGATAATATACGCAGATACGAAGCAAAACTTAAGAATCCGGAACTGGCCGATAAGCAAAGCAAGTTTCGCACTTTACTTCAACGGCATCGGGATAAAGAACTGCTATTTAAAACAATATTACAATCTATTAAATCATGAACAAACAAATAGAAGTATACAATCTGGGTGGACTGCCAACTGCACCCATCGATAGTTTTCTTGAGCTTCAGGAAGACTTTAAGATTTCAGATCCTGACAAGCTGGCCAAGCTTCAGATGCTGATTATTACCAGAGGTTTCAAGTATGCATTCAAGGCATGGAAGGATCCGGACGGTAAGTTATGGATTATTGATGCTCACCAGAGGAGAAAGGCTTTGCTGGCTTTGCGTAAGGCTGGGTTTGATATCCCGGAGATACCATACGAACCAATCTTTGCAGCCGACAAGAAGGAAGCAGTAGAAGAGATTGCAGCCTATAACAGTGAGTTTGCCAAGAAAAACCCTGATACACTGCTTTTCAAAAAGTATGATATCAGTACGGATACACTCGACAGATTTAATCTTGGTTATGAGGTCAAGACGGTGGATTATTCTCCTGCACAACCTTTGTTCTCCCAGGAACATGATGCAACGGATATTCAGGAAGATTCAGTTGATTTTACTATCCCGGATGAAGAAGAGGATGCTCTTTTTGTCAAACCGGGTGATGTATGGTTGCTTGGAAATAACCGTCTGATGTGTGGCGATTGTCGTTTGAAATCAGATATAACAACTCTGATGAATGGTATGCAGGCAGACCTGATTGTTACAGATCCGCCATATAATGTAGCTTATACGGGTGGTACTGAGGATGAACTTACCATCCAGAATGATTCCATGGAGAATGATATGTTTGCCACGTTCCTTCGTCAGGTATTCGGTGTGATGTTTGCCTGTCTCAAACCTGGTGGTTCATATTACGTTTTTCATGCTGATTCGGAAGGAGAGAACTTCCGTGCATCACTCCGTAAAACCGGATTCAAGATTGCGCAGTGTTGCGTTTGGGTAAAGAATTCCATGGTTATGGGACGTCAGGATTATCAGTGGCAGCATGAGCCTTGTCTGTATGGATGGAAACCTGGTGCCAGCCATAAATGGTACTCCGATCGCAAGCAGACTACAACATGGTTCTTTGATAAACCGCAGCGTAATGCTATTCATCCAACCATGAAACCAATTGCTTTAATGGCTTATCCCGTATGCAATTCGTCTGCTCATGGTGATATTGTTCTCGATATCTTCTCAGGTAGTGGCTCAACCCTTATGGCATGCCAGCAGGTTGACCGTATCTGCCATGCTATGGAGATCGATCCGAAGTATGTTGCTGGAACCATCAACCGTTATAAAGCTATGTTCCCGGAACAGCCAGTCAGACTTTATCGTGACGGAACACTGTTTTCTGTAGAAGAAACTTTAAATATTATATACCATGGACAACGAATTACAACCAAAGAGTGACATCGATAAGACATTGGCCATAGGTGATGAATACGTATCCCAAGTCCGGACATTCGGTGCCTTGGGGTACTCCATCAACCGTATCTGTCAGTTGCTCAACCTCAGAGGCAAGAAGAAGCTTGCACTCCAGCTAAGGATGAAGATTCCCGGAGATATCTACTATGATGCCTATAATTCCGGACAGGCTCTTGGCGAATATAATATCGATGCTGAGCTTGCCAAGCGTGCTGAGACTGGAGATATAGATTCCATCACACTGCTGGAGCAGCGAAAAAACGAACGTAAGGAACTTGATATGCGTAAAGAATTATTTGGTGTATGACAATTATAGATAGACTTGATAAAATTCATCCGGACTTGATTGCTGCATTCTTGAGTACCGGACAATGTGACGGTATCCCGGAAGATGTAAAGCTTTTTTTGAAGCAAATCCAATGGGCTGCAGAGATATACGAATACGAGAGGAATATCAGCAGGGCAGCCCGTCAGCTTCGCATTAGGATACTTGCACAGCAGAAAATCAGTCTTGACGAACGTACATGCAGGGCAAGAATATATGCTGCCATCAATTATTTCAACATCGATAACAATGTATCCATCAAGGTATGGGAAGACAACTTCGCAGATAAATATGAGGACTTGGCCAAACTTTCTGCTATGCGTGGCGACTATAAGACACAGAAAGAATGCTATAAGGAAGCACTCGAATGTAGAAGACGTGCATCACAAATAGCCGAAGCCACAACTAACATGGGCATCGTGTTCCTTTTTTCTAAGGAACTTACTGCAGAGGAACTTGGATATACCTCAGAGAACCTTAAAAAGATTGCAGCCAAGTATAATGAAGGATTTTATCACAAACTTATATCTGACCTTCCACTTGAGAAGGATGATAAGAAACGTTTGCTCAGGGATGCAGATATTAAAGAAGCAGAAATTGTAGAAGAACTTACGGAGGAATAGTTATGGAAAATGAAGAACTTGATAAAGTAGCAGCCGAGATAGAACGCTCGTACATGAACAGAATGCAGCTCTTAGCCAACATAGTGGATCCGAATACCCTCATTGTAGAGGGAGCCAGAGCTGTTGGTAAGACAACAGAGGTCACAACAAACCGTATGATAAGGGTAGGCGATTCGATGCCTGGTGAATGCAGCTTTGTCGTACATAAAACATACGTAGCTTTGCTTACAAACGTCTGGCCGAACATTCAGGCATCATTCGCCAAACAGGTCACCGTAAACGGACACATAAGGCCGATGCTCCAGGAAGGCATTGATTACGTGGCCGGAGAAAGCAAATTGCCTACACATTTCCGTATGCCCAGGCGACCGATATCATACCCCAAACATTCTATTGTATTTCGTAACGGCCATCACTTCCAGCTTGTAAGTTCCGACCAGCCTGAATCAGTTGCCGGTCAGAGTGGTGTTCATGCATTCGTGGAAGAAATGAAACACAATGACGGAGAAAAACTCAAGACACGACTTTTCCCGTCATTGCGTGGATCATCGGCAGAAATCCGTAGGTCCCCCTATTACCAGGGATGGACCGGTGTCTCCGATACTGCCAGAGTAGACTTGAATGAAGATGACTGGTTTGAATCTTATGAGGAAAATGTGAACCGCCAGCTTATCAACGAAATCATAACTGTAGCACTCCATGTAAACGAAGCACTCTTCACCAAGCATGACAGTATTTTCAAGCAAAAGCATACAACCAATCCTGTCACTCTTGAGAAATTGCGTCTGGATATAGAGAAAGCGGACAGAAGGCTGGCCATCTGGCAGCCAAGGTTGGCAGATATGCGTAGAAATGCAACTTTATATATCAGAGCCAGTTCTTTTGCAAATAAGGATATTCTGGGACCGAAATTCTTCAAAACGCAGATGGAAACCCTTGACGTAGACGAATTTCTGACAGCAATTTGTGCTGTACGCAGAAAGGCTGTTGTTAATAAGTTTTTCGTTAACTTTAATAAGTCAAAGCATTGCTTTTCAGATGGTTATATTTATGATAGTATTTTGAAGTTAGATTTGAAAGAACACTTTATCTTGACAGCCAGGTACTTAAAGCATTTCAATAAACGTGACACTCTGTATCTTGGCTATGATCCCGGACACTTCTCGAGCATTGTAGTCGGCCAAGAAAAGAACTATGGCCGTCAGTTCCGTATCATAAAAGAGTTTTATTGCTGTTATCCGGATGAGCAGCCCGAACTGGCCCGACAGATATGGGAGTTCTTCGGTTCCGATTCTTTGAGCAAGCACATAGTTCTTTATCCCGACCGTGCCGGAAACAAGACACGCGAGGAACTTGAGCAGGTAGGAACAGACAGCCGTGCTATGAAGAAGGAACTTGAAAACTATGGCTTTACCGTTGAGTTGATGAACGAAGGGCAGGGAACCATCTATCACTGGCAGCAGTTCAAACTTATGGCAATGATAATGTCAGGCAGAAGTAACGTATTACCGGAGCTTCTCATAGATGAAAACGAATGTCCGAACCTTGTGAGTGCTATTCCTCTCTCTCCACTCAAGAAAACCAATGGCAAAATAGAACTTGACAAAACAAGTGAAAAGAAAGTCCCTTTGAAACGACAGGCTGGTTTAACTACTCAGATACCTTCAGCTTTGATTTATCTTTTATACGGCAAATATGGTGATTCTATTAAGTCTGAATTATCCAATTATCCCGATAATCTGTTGGATAATGTCGTAACAAGCTGATTTTTTGAAATATAATTATTGGTATTAGCGCAATAATCTATATCGTTTACCATCGTATTAATGTGTATTTATTTGACAGTCAGCTTTTAGCCATACCGATAACGGACAGCAGAAATTTTTACACCGCCCGGACCAACACGCCCCGCTAAGAATCCGGTATGCCCGGCACCAATCCAGAAAATCGGGAAATATGATTTGGTCCTTTCTGTACCCCGTTTTGCAGCCTAAATTTGAGTATGAAAACGATAGATGAATCCACTACTATATCGGGTCCGATTGCAATGCAATGGGCAAAAGAAATATCAAAGCTTCCGGATGGTTGCTTTACGGTAGCCTTCTTTCCCTGTTCTAGGAATAGAGGTATAGCAAGCAATAAGCTGACGGTTAAGGAAGGCTGCAAATGGCGTACTCAATTACCTCAAGAGAAGTTCAGTGTAGATGGTGAGAACTTGTTTTTGTTTACAGATGGGAATGGAGAACCACGAATGTGTTATAAGATACTTATCCGTTATATGGCATTCCCTAACGATGGGTATAAACTACATAAAATAAACTGGTTATGAATGAACAGATGGATATGTATGGGAACTTTGGTGTGTTTATCAATGAAGGCACATCCTATTCCTTTCAGGTAGGATCACAGGCCTCCATGCCAGCCCTTGATCAGGACTTCCAATTGCCTTCCTCTCTGCTTAACTTAACAGAGCAGCCACATTGGATGAGCATTAACGGATATCATATACTCAGCAGAGGATGGAATGACCTTAAATGTCTGGAGGTTGCAAGTGATATCAAGAAGAACAGGTTGTTGCCAAGGCTTATCACAAAGCAGTGCGATATGTTGTACGGCAATGGCCCGGCTGTATATAAGATGGGACTTGTAGACGGCAAAATCAAGCGTGTCTGGCAGGAAGTTCCGGAGATAAAGGCATGGCTTGACAGTTGGGAGGATAACGGTATAGTCCAAGGACCTAAGGATTTTGCCAAAGCATGTATCAAGAATTTCTATTATTTCAGGGATTTCTTTTGCAAATTCCGCTTTTCTGTCGGAAAAGGTATAGTTCCAGGTGTTTTGCCCATTGCCGGTATAGAGGCCATGGAAAACAACCATTGCCGGCTTGCCACACTCAAGAAGGATGTGGCATATTCACTGGTTACAGACCGGGATTTCACAGCGGTTGCAGTAGGCCGTTTTGCATACGGTATTTCCAGCAGCTTCAGCATATACCCAAAGTTCAGGCTGAACGATGTGGCAAGATATAATTTTGCAGCTATCAGTCATCATCGTGAGAAGTCTGTAAACGAGTTTTACGGCCAGAACGAGACTCATGAAGGAACAAGGGAGTATATAAAAGGCAGTAACACCATAGCCAGATATATAAATTCATTCCTGAATAATGCTTTGGCTGCAAAAGTCCATATCATTATTCCGGATGCATGGGTACAGAGTAAGAGAATGCAGATCCAGAAGCTTTGTGAGGATAATAAGAAGCGCAAACAAAAGAATCTCGCCTTGCATAATTTTGCAGGCATTGAAATAGGGACAGATTTTGAGGAAGCCCTGGTTCTGAAATACATCAGTCTGAAATTGAGGGAAGTGACCAATTTCCTTTCCGGAGCAGACAACCAGGGAAAGACTTATGCAACATATAGCTTCAAGTCTTCCAATGGTGTAGAAGAATGGCAGTTCCAGACTCTTGACCTTAAGTATAAAGAGTACATCGAATCCTTGATTTCTTACGATAAGCGAGCCGATGAAGTTCTCCTATCTTCAGTAGGCCTTGATTCAAGTATATCTTCCGTGAGTAAGGATGGAGTCATCAGCAAGTCCGGATCTGATGCCTATTATAACTATCTCATCTATCTTATGCAGCTCAATCCGGAAGATGAGATTTGCTGTGAGCCATTCAACTGGGCCATCAAGGTAAATTTCCCACACCTGTACGAACAGGGATACAGAATCGGCTTTTACCGTGAAGTACCGGCTCGTCAGGAAGAATTATCACCGTCAAACCGATTAAACAACCAGCAGCCATGATATTAGAAGAATTATTTACCGATGTGGCCACATTTAGGGAATATGTGCCATTCATGGACAGCAACATATCTTTCTCCGAACTTGGCAGTAGTGCAAAATCTGCCAAGAAACAGGTATGCGTTATAATAACTCCGGAAGTATATGCAGAGATAGTAAGTACAGCCAACGGAGAGGCCTATGAGGAGTTGAGAACTGCAGTAGCAAATCTTACCCTTGCAAAACAGGTAGTATTTGATGCTATCAATCGCAGAAAGCAGGAGATTGATATATACAAGCATGAACAGGAATCAATGCGCAGGGCCTTCACAGAGAATTATTACAATGCCATGGACAGCCTTGTTCAGGTACTTGAGAAGTCTGATATCAGTTCCTGGAATGAAACAAGGTACAAGAAGATCCTGTCAGGTTTGCGTATAAAGACAGCTCCTGATTTCGATGAGTTATACCCTATAGATGGTTCGTATCTCTTCTTTTTCCGTATCATCCCTTTCCAGCGTGAGGCACTTGAGGACTACATGAACGGTTATTATTCACGTGTTCCGGATGAAGATCAGGAAAGTCTTTTCCGTAAGCTTGACCGCTGTCTCGCCATGTACACCATATCAAAGTCATTGCGTCAGTTCGATATCATTGAGTTCCCTTCAACGATCCGTAGCCTTTTTGATGATTCCACCGCATCCCGTGCCGGTAGCGATGAGCAAAATAGAATTCTTACATTATCGGAACAGTTAAAGAGTGAAGCCGACCAATTACTCAGAGATATAGATACCATATTGTCGAATTCAGAAGGTGGAAACGTAAGTACAGAAGAATCTTACCTCCAGTCTGGTGATAAATTCTATTTGATGCCATGAGTCTGAATGATGACTATATACGTGTACAGTGTGGAGATTTGATGTATCAGATACCGAACAGATGGGAGCTTATAAGGAATGAGTTCCAGTATCTCCAGCTTGTCAGGGACCTGATATCCATGGCTACAGGCAAGTTGTCTCCGGCCATGGTCAGGATAAACTATGTCTGCAGGTTCTTCGGATGGGACGTCAGGAAGATAAAGGGAGAAGATGCGTTTGCCAACCTCGTTATGCTGGCAGAGCAGGTGACATTCCTGTTCCGGATATCATATCCCAACAATGATGAAGCATTGCAGGGATTGGACGATTATACCTACCAGCTCTGCAAGAGAATCCCACCGGAGAGGCTGCAGGGTGTTACCATGGCAAAGGTATTGAGAAGGCTCGATTACAGGTTCACGCTTGACTTATGTTTCTGCCGTCAGTTCATTACCGGTATAATGGTAAACGGAAAGCATTATACAGGCTACACCATATCCACAAGTTTCGACACCTTGAGTACATCGCTTACAGCCTTGCAGTTCATCGAGGCACGTCAGCTCATAGGCAAAGGAGAGAAGATGCTTCCTTTGTTGGCAGCCATACTTTACCATCCGGATCCTTATACATCTGAGTCAGCTCACAGACTTGCATCCGATTTCGAGAAGGTTTCTCGCGAACGCCTTCATGCCATATCATTGAATTTCCAGGCATTCGTAAACTTCCTGTTCACAAAGACTGAATACAGTATTCTCACTGCTGGCCGTGATATGAAGAAGTCGGCTATATCTATAGGTGCACTTGAGTCCCTGTATAATCTGGCTTCAGACGGATACGGAGATATCACACAGGTGGAAAGGATGGGGCTATTGCAGTACCTGGTAATACTCCGGAAGAAGGTGATAGAAAGCGTGCGTTCTCTCAATGCAGCAAAAATGGAGCTGGTGGATATCGAGAAGGAAACAGGTCTGCCATTGTCAATCATTAAACAGATACTAATATGATAATACTCGATTTGTTGAAATTTTTCGCAGTAATTCCCGGCCGTAACGGTGTGAATGATATATTCCTGAATGGTCGTAGTAAGTTACCTCAATATACGGAACTTCAGGAATATGTCCGTCAGCTTCCGGAGCCTGTTCTGCCGGGAATACAGTCTCTGGTCTTCGGTCAAAGTTTGGAGGCCGTTAAACGAAGAGTTGATAAGCTTTCCGGAACATACCTGTTTGTCGATTTCGGAGAGTTCGATTCGGATCGTAATTCTAATAACTCCATCGAGGACACTCAGCGTCTTGCAGTAACTGTAGCCACAAAGGTCACGAACTCTGCCGATATTGTTGAAGAAGTCCTTATAAGCGACACTGCTCTTGATCTTTTGAATCATGTCAGAGCCTATATGCTTGCTCACAAGAATAAGGAACCATGGCTCAATATGCTTTCCAGGAAGCACAGCATAGTACCATTTGAATCCAAGGAACTGAACTCCATCGGCTGGACTCTTATGTTCGATGCTTCTGCATCCGATTGGTTCAATCTTAAGGAGATAACCTTGTCCTATGCAAATGGGGTTCAATAGGATAACTTTGGAATGTAACAAAAATTAAACTCTAAATATAAATTGATTATGAAGAAGAAATTAATTGTTTTCGTTATTGTGATAGCTGTAGTTATCGGACTGTTGGCTTATTATCAGTATGTCCCATTCTGGGCAAGTATTGTTTCTACAGGAGCCTTTGCTGCTGGAATCATCCTCGGATGGATGGCAAAGTGTTGGTCCGATAAACATGTAGTGTGATATGGAGAAGTACGTAGGTTTTATTACACAGGACATCAGAAGTGGAATTATAATCATCTTTGCATGTATGGTTCTGATTGCGCTCGCTTGTATGTGGGACATGTGGACTGGCATTGATGCAGCCAGGGCAAATAAAGAAAAGATTAGGAGTAGACCGCTTAGAAAGACTGGTGCCAAGATAGTAGACTACTTCAGGTTGGTGTTTTACTTTGTCTTTATTGATATTCTTGGTCTGTGCTTTCCCTGGTATAATCTACCTTATGGTGCCATTATTGGTACTTTGGGAGTATTGATAATCGAGGGGGTGTCTGTAGTGGAGAATCTTAAGAAAAAGAAAAGCCATGCTGCAGAGGTCGCTGATATGGCATCGAAGATTGTGGAATGTCTGTCTCCGGAAGAAGCTCAGAAACTCATTAAAACAATAAAGGAGGGAAAGAAGGATGAACAAAATTGATTCGATTGTAGTCCATTGCTCTGCAACTCGTGCCGGGCAGGACATAGGAAAGAAGGAAATTACCCAGATGCACCTTCAACGTAATTTTAATACCATTGGTTATAACTACGTTATTCGGTTGGATGGAACGGTAGAGGTTGGTCGTTCGCTTACTATTGATGGTGCTCACTGTAATAGTAAAGGTTTCAGCGGAGTTTCATATAACAGGCATTCGATAGGTATCTGTTATGTGGGTGGGCTGGATGCAAATGGCAAGGCTGCTGATACCAGAACTCCTGAGCAGAAGAAGGCACTCGCCAGTCTGATACAAGAACTCTGTAAGAAATATGAGATAGTGGAAGTGTTAGGTCACCGTGACACAAGCCCGGATCTTGACGATGACGGAATTGTGGAACCGGAAGAATGGATTAAGGAATGTCCATGTTTCGATGTTCGTGCTGAATATCCGTTTATTCCGGAAATAGTTGTCAAACCATGAATGATTGATTATGATAGCTGATAGCATTATTGTTGTATTGGTATGTATCATGCCAGTACAACAGCCTAAAGAGGTTAGCCAAAATCGTTTCAAGGAATCCTTTGAGCAAGCAGATAAGGAGTTTGATAAAAAGTATAAGTTGGATATTGAAGCTTTAAAGCGTGCAGCCCATGAAGCAGCAATATCAGCTGATGAGAAAACAAAAGCCGAATGTGATAGGATTATGAAACCTATCTTCGATGTTAATGGCTTATTTAGAAAGGAGGAGTAATGAAATATTTGCCTTATATATCAATAGCCATTCTTGCCTTTGGCTTGGGTTGGTGCTGCCGGTCACCTTCAGTAAAGGAAGTTCCAAAGTACGACACTATACAAAGTGCTCCTATTGTTGTGACTAAAGTACTTGTAGATACACAGTACATACTTTCTCCATTTTCATATCTGGCATGGGTAGACAATACAGATACCATAAGAACGGACAGTTGTGTACATCTGAGGGAATATAAGGTGTATCAGGATAGCAATTATTATGCGAGAGTAAGTGGTGTCGCGCCGCGTCTGGATGAACTCCGGGTTTATCCTAAGACTGTTTATGAAACACAATACATATATCGTGATATAATAAGCAAGCCTAAACGGTGGGGGATAGGGTTGTCTGCTGGATATGGATTTGGAAAGAGTGGATTAACTCCTGTTTTGGCGGTATCTGTTAATTACAATATTTGGCGTTGGTAAGTAATGCCTGTTAAAATGTCTTTATTAATTTGCCTTTATAATGTAATAAAAGTATTTTTGCACAAAATAAAATGATTCCTATGTACTTTCATGTGGTTAGGTAGTCTTAATCTGTTGCCTCCGATAATGATGCTATTATGTGTAATCATTTCTGCTTTCCAAGTGATTCAGGCATTTGATAATTTTCAAAAGAAAGAAAAGAAAGGAGTGACTATGATAAAAAAAGGATTATTTGACAAGGGTGTGTGGAATCTGAGGTGGCCGTAAAAAGACGCACGACCTGCATGAAGGGAACAACTATATTAATATATAGAAGGATAGGTTCCACCTCACCAGAATATTTATAAAAACAATATAAAAAGCCCCTACTAAGCAGGTAGGGGCTTAATTGTAAAACTCTGCTTACAAAAAAAGAATTTTGTATGGCCCAGGAATAGACTCTTTTAGCATATACGACTTGACCTCTTTTTCTGCCTTTACTTTTATCTCTTCAAAAGAAACACCACAGATAGGTTCTTTGAGTAATATGTGGTATTGAACAGAGTTAGCTTTAAAGAAAATGTCATTTATGTACATATCCTCCTAATTTAAGATTTCTCAGCAAAATTACCGATTGTCCAAAAGTACAAACTTCGGATGTTAGAGAAAAGAATCTCTTTTGTAAATCATTATAGTAGTATAATGATTTTATCGTTTGGGGATAATAACGAACTTTTTCTTGAAAAAAATAGAAGAACATATGGTCCAAATTTATCCTTGTGTAGTTATAATGATAAAATGAAAAAAAGAGATTTAAGTTATGAATGATATTGAAACAATTGTGCATGATTATATCATGTGGAGTTATAAAACTCAAAACTCTAATGTATTAGAAGAAGAAACATTCCATTCCTGGTGGATGAGAAATAGAGATCGTTATAACAGAGGAATCGAGAAGGTTCTGCTAACCTTGGTTAAGGAAACAATGTTTGATATGGCTTTTAATGATGATGATGGTGATATTAGTAAGAATTGATTCCTGACTTAATACAATTACAAGCTTTTTGCATCAATATTTTACTTGTATAAGCCCATAAGATAAACAAGCCTAAAACCCTGATAATAAAGCAAGTACTACTACTTTGTGTGAGTTTATAGTGTTACCTTAGCGGTACAATAATAAAGGTAAAGCATTATGAACGAACAGATTACAGCAATATTATCACAGACTACTACAAAGACCAGAAAAATAGAGCAGCTCCTTCAGCTTGGCCTAACACGCCGTCAGGTAGCCGACCTTGTAACGAATGGCAATTACGGTTTTGTACAGAATGTTTATAAGAAGATGCTTGAGAGAGCCGGCCAGAATATTCCGGTAAATTCAGTACTCGATTACACTTTCACACGCAAGTTCGGTGTCGAGATAGAGGCTTATAATTGCACCAGAGAAAAGCTTGCCAGCGAACTCAGGGCAGCCGGTATAGAAGTAGCAGTTGAAGGTTACAACCACATAACAAGAAACCATTGGAAACTTGTAACGGACGCCAGTCTTTCCGGAAACAATACCTTCGAGCTTGTAAGCCCAGTTCTTGAGGGTGAAGTCGGATTGAAAGAACTCGAAAAGGTTTGTTGGGTACTTGAGTTTTGCGATGTAAAGGTAAACGACAGTTGCGGATTACACATCCACATGGATGCAGCCGATTTCGACCTTCAGACATGGAAAAACCTCGCCTTGAGTTACAAACACCTTGAAAGGGTGATTGATTCCTTCATGCCGCAATCAAGAAGACAAAACTATTACTGCAAAGGCTTGAGTTCCATTTCAACAGCAGATATTCAGGCTGCACAAAACATTAATGACTTGCGAGCAGCTTTCGGAAACAACCGATACCGCAAGGTTAACCTCGAAGCCTACGCAAGACACAGAACGGTTGAGTTCCGCCAGCATTCAGGAACAACGAATTTCACAAAGATGGAAAATTGGGTACGCTTTTTGAACGGATTGATTACCTTTGCGAAAAGCGGAATAGCAGCTAACACCGGCCTTGAGAATATTCCATTCCTCGATGAGAAACAGAAACTTTTTTATAAACTTAGAACCAAAAAATTAGCAAGATGATAAAGACTTATAACCTGCTGGATGGTGGTACAATTACCGCCACCAGCCCAGAAGATTTCGTAACCAAGCTTCGTGAGGGCAGCCGTTTTGACAGTGAATGTACCAATCAGGAATTTATGCAGAACTTCGCTCGCAGATACCGGGAACTTCATGGGGTCGATATTGCAATAAGTTCGGCAGATACTTTTTTAGATAGTCTGGAATTAGCAGGATATATCATTTAATCTACAAAGGAGCTCAATACGCTCCTTTTTTTATAGATTGAAATTTAGTCTAAAAATTGCACTACATAAGATTTTAATACTA